GTTCTCTTACATCTCAAGAGTGCATTGAACAATATGCCGAAGCCCGAAGGATATGACAAGAACCTCGGGGAACTCGTTATTATGGCGGTTTATTGTGAATACGTTTCTTGGATTGCATTCAATCATCTCACCAAATCCGACAAGTATATCAGCGTGAAGCAGAACAAACTCGTCGAACTCATTGATCAGTACACCTACAAAGAGGAGTTCAAAACCGACGAGTTCAAGGAACTGATCAGAACAGACACGAAAAATACGATTTACGAACTCATCAACATCAGAGAGATTTACAAGGATTGAAAGGAGAAGAATATGAGCAATAAAGTATATGACATTTTAAAGTACATCGCGCAGATCGTACTTCCCGCAATCGGTGCGTTATATTTCGGACTCGCGGGTATTTGGGGACTCCCTTATGCGCAGGAAGTCGTCGGAACAATAACCTGCATCGACGCGTTTCTCGGTGCGCTCCTTGGCATTTCTACGGTTCAGTACAAGAGGAAAAACGGCGATGTGTGAGAATGCCTTCATCATCTTCGCATCGGTTCTTTGCGTATGCTCGGCATTTAGTGCGCTTTTCTTCGCATACCTTGAGCAGAGCAGAAAGGAATGACAAATGGAACTAAACGGAATAGACGTCTCAATCTATCAGCCTAACATCTTATGGGGAACGGTCGCCAAATCGCAGGCGTTCGCAATCCTCAAAGTCGGCGGGTCAGAATGTGGCAGATTTGAAGACCGCACATTCAGATATAACTTCAACAATGCCAAGGCGAACGGCGTCAAAGTCGGTGGTTATTTTATGGGCGGGAAAGGCTTCACAAGCGCAGAAGCAGGTCGTGCTGATGCTTTGTATTGCTTGCAGATCATCTCGGGCTTGTCGTTCGATTTTCCCGTGTTCATAGACCTCGAACTTCCTACATCGGCAACGAGGCAGGGAAACACCGACGCTTGCATCGCATTCTGCGAGACGATAAAGAACGCAGGCTATAAAACAGGCATCTACGCCTCGGACATTTCGGGCTTTAAAGACAGACTCGACCTGTCAAGGCTTGGAGCATACGACAAATGGGTCGCGAGATACGGCTCACAGCCTCAATACGTCACCGATTGGGCGATATGGCAATACTCGTCAGACGGTGCTGTTGCGGGCGTAAATGGGCGCGTAGACGTCAACAAATCGCGGAAGGATTACTCGGGCGGTTCACAGGACGTTTTCGTGTATATGGGCGAAGACTTCTCTCCCGTATTCAATCCCGAGTATTATGTATCAAAATACTCTGATCTCGAGCAGGTATTCGGACACGATCACGCTCTCCTGTGGCAACACTTCACGACATACGGAATGTGGGAAATGAGGCAGGCTTCCGCAGAGTTCAATCCTGTCATATATCGCGACAGGTATGCAGACCTTGAGAAAGCCTACGCAGACTATAATCCGCTCTATTATTGGCATTATTGCCATTTCGGAAAGAAAGAAGGTCGTTCGGCGATCTGATCGCCTTTCGATATACCCTCGCATTGCTCCTCGCGGTTTCCATACCGTGAGGGGCTTTTTTTAGTTGAGCAAAAAGTCGAGCAGGGAATGCACAGATCAGAAGCAGGTCAGAGAAAAGAATGCCGAAAATACGGCGTTCGTGAACTCCTGCGAACTAAAACGGATACAAGGCAGAGTTCTCGTGTCTCACTTAAAAACCGCATAAATACTGACGTTGTGAGCATTGCTTGAGCAAAAACTCGAGCAATGTTTTACTTTGTCAAAAATTTTTAAGGAGAGCAACAGATGAAAGACTACATACCATTGAAAGATTGGGCGATTGCTCACGGGATTGATCCCGCGACAGCCCGTCAGAGAGCATTGAGAGGCTCATTTCAGACAGCAGAGAAGATTGCCGACCTTTGGGTCATCAGAAAAGACGAGCCACTTGTCGACCACAGGAGAAAGAGAGAGGAATAAACGCCTCTCTCTTTTTTTATCCGATCAGATGCAGGGCATCAAGTTGACGGTTCGCCTGTTCTTTTTGTTCCTTCATTCGGTGCAGGTAAATCTCCCGAGTGATACGGCTGTCAGAATGCCCGAGACGCGCCGAAATTTCCTCGAGAGGGACGCCTGCCTTCGCAAGCATAGAACAATGGCTGTGACGAAGCGTATGAGGGCTTATGACCCGATTAAGAGCCTTCTGTGATATTTCTGCGAGATACTTTCTGTATGTGTAGTAATGGAAACGACCGCCGTCGACATCGGGAAAGAAGATCATCGAGTCATATCCGCAGACCTGCGCTTGCCACTTCGTATATTGTCTGATCTCCTCGACAACTTCGCGGAGTTCGGATTGAATGAAGACGTCTCTCTTGCTGTCGAAAGTCTTCGCATCGGTTAAGACCTTGTTATTCGCGTCATATGTCCTCGTGACGTGTATGTAATCGCCTCGGACGTCATTTTTATCGAGTGCGACAAATTCGCCCACTCTCAAGCCCGAGAGGAGCAAAAAACGGGTCACGAGAAAATGGCGTCTCTCGGTCATCGCATCGAGGAGTCTGATCATCTCATTGGTCTCGAGAAATTTGTCTTGAATGCGCTCCTTCTTGGGCGTGTCTTGGAATGGCGTCAACTTGTCGAAGACTTCCCTGCTGTGAACGAGGTCGTTGCGATAGCACCAAAGCCAAAACGTCTTGAATATCTTCAAGTACCCGTTCAAGGTTCTGTTCTCTTTCCCCGAGCCGATGAATTTCTTCCGCACGAAGCCTGCGGTCATATTGTCGAGATATGCGTCGCCTGTGATCTCAATGATCGAGCGCAGGGAGATGCGAGCCTTCCGCACAGATGACGGTTTCAAATTCTTCTCGATGTCCGTCAGATACAGAGAGATCGCTTCGGAGAAAAGAAGGCGTCGGAAGGAAATGCTCTCAATCTTCTCTGTGAGCCTCTTGAACGCCTCATTTTCGGCTTTTATCCCTTTGCCCTTAATCTTGACCGAGACAATCTTTGAAAGCCCCGTCTCGGGCATTTTAACGCGTTCTTGAACCATATCCTTATAAATCCACATCGCCCGCTCCTTTCTGTATGAGTTCCGCATACTTGATCAGACGGGAAACCTGCGGGGACACGATCAGATCATAAGGTTCAACACCGAGTGCCTGCGCAATCTCCGCGACCTTGGTCTGCGATACATCAATCTGACCATTCTCAATTTTATAGATTGACGATGCGGGATTAGTGCCGTCAACATATCCTGCACGGCGTCCGAGTTCTTTCTGCGTCAATCCTAACTTCTCACGATAGAATTTGACTCTACGTCCAAAGTCGAGCAAGTATTGTCTTCTCTCATCTTCTGTCATATTCATCACCTGCCTTTCTGACTTGATTTTATCGTCATAAGTTACAAATGTCAAAAAACTTTGAAAAAAGTATTTGACGAAAATAACTCGACGCGTTATTATCTGAATAACGGTTGGCGTTATCGACCGAACAATCGAAGAAAGGAGAAAGACATTGACAGACAGAGAGAAATTCAAGGCGGTCATTGATCGGAACGGAAAGAAGTTTTACGAAGTTTCTGCGGGATTGGGAATGTCTCCACAAAGTTTATATAACAAACTCGGGAACACAACAGACTTCACGCAGACCGAACTCAACAGGTTCAGAGCATTATTCCCCGATGTTAATGACAAGGAGTTCAAGGAAATTTTTTTTGCCGACAAAATAACGGCAGAGGTTAAAAGATGAGGTGGTTATCACCTGCCGACATCTGTGAAACGTTTCGGGTCAAGAGAACGACCGCGTTCAACCTCTTGAAAGAATACGAAAACGCAGGCGGTGAGGTCATCAAAATCGGAAAACTCCGCAGAGTCGAGCAAGAGCAATTCACTAATTTTTTGAAAGAGAGGAGCAAATGAAACAGAACCTCAACATCATCTTCACCTTCATCATCGGCATCGCATTCGGTGTCGCAATTCACGGGACAATCACAGCCCACACACAGGTCTCACCAATCCCCGAAGTCAAAACAGAGTATGTCTACATCGAAAAAGAGCCTCGAGTGATCACCGAGGTCGAGTACGTCTATGTGCCTGTTGCACCCGAGGTCTACTATCCGAATTTGACCTTCGAAGAATGTGACCTGCTCGAGCAGATTGCATACGCAGAAGCAAAGGGCGAAGGCGTTCGAGGAATGGTTCTCGTGATGAACGTCGTTTTGAACCGAGTACACGCTCACGGTTACGGAGACACGGTCGAGGAAGTCATCTTTGCAGACGGTCAGTTCTACACCGAAGGAATGACTCCCGATGTATCAGACGAATGTCACGAAGCCCTCGCATTGGTTCTCGACGGTGCAGATTTCTCACAGGGCGCGTTGTACTTCAACAGAGGCGGTTATCGAGAAGGCAAAGAACCCTTGTTTCAATATCAAAATCACTATTTCTCGAGGTGAAAAAGATGAGAGGAACAAAACCTATCAAGGAGTTTATCAAAGACGGTCATCTGATACGAGGACATAGCAAAACTCGATTGTATGGGATATGGGTCGGAATAAAGACTCGCTGTCTCAATCCAAATGATAAGAGGTTTTCGTCGTATGGCGGTCGAGGGATAACGATTTGCGAAGAATGGGAAGACGACTTTCCTGCCTTTGCAAAATGGTCGCTCAAAAACGGTTATGACGAAATGCTGACCATTGACCGTATCAATTCCGAAAAAGGTTATTCACCCGAAAATTGCAGGTGGGTTGATCAGATGACTCAACAGAACAACAGACGCAACAATCACCGAATTACATTCAACGGCAGATGCTTGACAATCACGGAATGGACGCGAGTCACAGGTCTCAAAGATACAACCATACACGAAAGGCTGAAAAAAGGTTGGAGTGTTGAAGATGTCTTGACCCGACCTGCGTTGAGTCATTCAGAAGCAGGCACAATCGGAAACAAAAAACGTTGGAGCAAATGAAAGGAGTGACAGAAATGTCAGAAAAGAAACTCCCGAAAATCCTCGGGAATAAATCCACAGGTTACAACTACTCATACACATCACTATCAGACATCGTCATTGCAGGTTATGATCTCCCGCCGATGAGAGTCGCGGTTCTCACAAACGACGCAGGAGAGCCTGTCATCGTAGACGGCGCACCTGTCGAGTATATCGAAGTATTGAGGCAGACAGAGATGAACGCAGACGGACGCATCATCTGCGAGCATTGGACGAGAGGCGCGAGAGTAGTGCTTCCGAAAGGAGCAAAGAACAACTCAATGAACGATGCGCAACTCTACGGTTCAGCAATCACCTACGCAAGAAGATACACAGCAATGATGATGTTCGGAATTGCCTGTGACGATGACGACAAACTCGAGACCAAGACGAAGGCAGAAGCGCAGGAGCAGGAACTCGCAGGAATGAAGGACGAACTCGCTGATCTCTACAAGAAAGCAGGCGGGGAAGCATTCGAGAATTGGCTCAAGGAGAGAGGCGGTCTGACATATAAGACCTTCGCACCTCTCAAGGCAGAACTCCTCAAGAGGATAAACGACAAAGCAGAAGCAAAGGAGACAAAAGAATGAATAGAGTCGAATACATCGGACGCCTCACAAAAGACGGCGAACTTTCATCAAGTGCAAGTGGCACATCTTTCTATCACAACAGCATCGCGGTTGACAGGAAATTTAAGAAAGACGGAGAACCGACCGCCGACTTCTTCCGTTTCAAGATGTTCGGCAAGGGTGCGGAGACTTTCGACAAGTACACGCACAAAGGCTCGAAGGTTTTCATCGCAGGAAGAAATCAGACGGACGAATACACCAAGCAGGACGGAACAAAGGTCAAGGAGATCGTTTTGTATGTCGACGATTTCGAATTTCTCGACGCGAAGCAGGAGCAGGCATCACAGAATGCCTCTACAACAGCGCAGAACGCCTCACAGAGCGATTTTCTGTCAGCACCCGACAACTTGACCGAAGAACTCCCGTTTCTTTGATAACGAGCGAAAGAGAGGGCATATATGAGCAGAGTCAGCAAATATGAAAACATCGTTCACGCGATTCTCTTGGACAAAGTCGCAACAAGGAGCGACGACAAACTTTTATATTATTGGGTTTTATCCGAGGAAGGCTACAACGTCAACGTCTCATTATAGCGTTATTTGTTGAACGGTGAGAATTTCCCGAACTATGACTCAATCACTCGTTGCAGGAGAAAATTGCAGGAAAAATATCCCGAACTCCGACCTGCAAAGAGTGAGCAGATCAGACGCGAAGAAGCAGAAGAAGATTTTCGCAGATATGCGAGAGGTGAGGAATGAGCGAAGGAAAAAAGCGAAAAAGCAAGTCACAGGAGATTCTCGAACACGCCCAAGCAATCAAGGCATTCTGTGAAAAGAAAGACGTGCTTGATTGCGTGGCTTGCTCTTTTAATGACAAATCAAAAGGGTGCAGGTTAAGACGCCCGCATTTGTGGAACATTCCCAACGCAAAGGAGAGCAAGGAATGAGAGAGGTGAATTTTTCAATCGACGGCAAGATTCAGCCGAAGGAAAGACCGAGAGTCTATAGAAACCGATACACAGGACAGGTTCACGCTTTGACGCCTGCAAAGACGAAGGAGTTCGAGGAGAAGG